CCGTTGGTGGGAGTTCAATTCTCTCATCCCCAGCCACGACTACGGGTCGTTTGTCGCAGTAGAGTTAGTCGCTACTGTTATATGGAACGACCTGCTTTATACTCCGTTAGTTCAAAGGTAAGAACGGGTGACTTATAATCGCTTAATGGTTGGTTCAAGTCCACCACGGAGTACCAGAGTGGTTTCAGAGCAAATGTGTTCCACCGATCAAAAACAAATGTGTGGTTTATAGTGAATCCTTAAACTTGTTCCAAATACTCCCTTAACTCAGTTGGTAGAGTATCGCCCTTTTAAGGCGAGAGTCGTGGGTTCAAGTCTCACAGGGAGTACCAGTCGCTGTATACGACAGCTATCACGGCTCGTATACGAAAACCCTCTAAGGTCTAATGTGGTGATAGCACATTAGAATAGCCGTGGGTAAAACATCGGAGAGGATTAGCTTAGTGTCACCACGGCAAAATGCTTCCATAGTTTAATGGTAAAACGAGAGCCTTGTAATCTCTTGATTGGTGTTCGATTCACCATGGAAGCTCCATATTGCGGTGTAGAGAAGTGGTCTATCTCGCCAGTTTCATGGGCTGGAAATCGTTGGTTCAAATCCAACCATCGCAACCATTTGGCAAACACCAAATTATAAAAGAAAGTGAAGTAAGAAGTATGATGAATGTTGTTAATTCTGGCTCTCGCTATCAAATCTATGGTGAAGATGTTAAGACTTACAAGCGCCTACCGATTGCGTCTTATGAAGTCTCATTCAGCCCCATGTCTGGATTTTTCTTAACTCTTCGCCCCGATCTGGCTGTGAACGAAGACAAGATTTATGGTAATCACGAAGTTAGAGTGAACAAGGTCTTGCGCTCTTTCGCCGCCAGCACCCGCAACTTCGGTGTCATTCTCAGTGGTCAGAAGGGCATTGGTAAATCTCTGTTTGCGAGACTTCTGGCTACCAAGAGCATCGACAGCGGTTTACCTGTGATTATGGTAAATAACAGCATCCCCGGAGTCGCTGATTTCCTCGCTTCGATTGACCAAGAGGTGGTCGTTATTTTCGACGAGTTTGAAAAGACATTTGGTGAGCGAGACGACTTTGACCCGCAGGAAAGTCTGCTGTCTCTGTTCGACGGCATTGATAATGGTAAGAAGCTGTTCGTGATTACTTGCAACGAGACTAATAGACTTAATTCCTATCTGCTCAACAGACCCGGACGATTCCATTATCACTTCACAATTAGCAATCCTTCCGACGATGAAATTCGCGAGTATATGACGGATAAGCTTAAAGAAGAGTATCACCACTACATCGAGCGCATTGTGCGATTCGGCAAGACAGTTAATGTCACTTACGACTATCTTCGTGCAATTGCCTTTGAGCTTAACCAAGGTTATACACTGGAAGAAGCTCTGTCTGATCTGAACATCACTCGTACTTCCGATGTTTATTTCGATGTGGAAGCCACTATGACCGACGGCAGCGTGTATGGTCGTTATCATATTGGTCTGGATGTATACTCTACCGAAGACCGCTGGTTCAGAGCCTATGGTAAATTTGGCAGAATCATTTCGTTTGAATTTGCTCCCGCGGACATTAAGTATGATAAGAACCAAATGTATGTTCTCGGTGAGGGCATTAAGTTTGAGATTGACCGCGATGATTTTTCTGAAATGTCCGATGCCGACTTTAAGAAAATGAGAGCTAATCTCGCTATCGAGCGCATTACTTTCACAAAATGCGATAGTTCTGCCAGCAACAAGTTTACCTTGTGCGTCTAATTTAAGGGGAGATAACCTCTCCCCTTATTACCGGGGTGTAGTCAAATGGTATGACGCGTGCTTTGGGAGCATGAAGCTGTGGGTTCGATTCCCACCACTCCGACCAAAATTACATAGTGGGGAGGTGATCTAATGATTGTGGAGGAAGCTGCAAAGAGACTCCAAATGAATCCACAGACATTACGGTTAGCACTGCAACAGCGATTATTTCCGTTTGGTGTAGCCGTAAAGACCTCCGAAAATCGGTATACTTATAAGATTTTTGAGACACGGTTGGAAAAGTATTTGGAAGCGAGGGATTATGAGAAAGAAAGTATTGATTGGTCTGCTGGCGGTAACGATGTTAACCGCGTGTGCTAAAGAGGAAAGCGAGATAGTTCCCATTGAACCAGAAGTCCCGGAAACTCCTATAATTTATGTCGAGCCTATTGTGGAAGAACAACCGCCTTACTTTGAACTGTCTGAGTACGAGCGTTGGGTGGTTGAGTGTATCGTAATGGGCGAAGCTGGTGGAGAACCTTGGGACGGGCAGCGGTTAGTTGCTCAGTGTATTCTTAACGCTTGTTTAAGAGACGGTATTCAACCTTCCGAGGTTCGATCTAAGTACAAATACGCTGGTTGGAATGATTCTCCGTCTGAGGAAGTCAGAAGCGCGGTTAGTGCCGTGTTTGACGATGGTAATGTGGTAATAGACGAACCTATTCTTTGGTTCTATGCTCCCGCTCGTTGCGAGAGCAAGTGGCACGAAACGCAAGTACATATCATTACCGTTGGTGGTCACAAATTCTTCAAAGAACATACTCACGATTGGTGGTGACTAACATGATGCCAGACCATCCCGATATCGTGTGGGCAGAGAGAACTGGTTATCCGTCTTGGAATCAACCTAAATCCCACTACTGCGATGAATGTGGTAAGTGTTTGGACGATGAGGATGAATACGAAGACGCTTCCCACGAATATTTGTGCGAAGATTGTTTGCGTTCATTACATAAGAAGTGGTGGTGACTGATGGGCAGACAAATAAAACACGGAATGTGTGGCACTCGATTATATCAGTGTTGGGTAGATATGAAATCAAGATGTTTGAACCCAAATCATAAATGGTATTCGCATTATGGCGAGCGAGGTATCTGTGTTTGTGACGAATGGCAAGAGTTTATACCATTTATGAGGTGGGCGCTGTCCAATGGATATTCAGATAATCTCACCATTGAACGGGTAGATAATAATGGTAATTACACCCCTAATAATTGTAAGTGGGCTACGCGACACGAACAAAGTATGAATAAACGACACCTTCCATCTAAGACTGGTTGTGTTGGAGTTAGACGACATAAGCGCGGCGGGTTTGTAGCGGAAGTTACGAGACACGGAAAGTATCATTATATTGGTTACTTTTCTACTGTCGAGCAAGCCAGTGACGCGAGAAATGAGTTTTTGGAGGGATGCCGTGAATAAGATAATGTTTGAAGATTCTCGTCAAAAACCAGAGAAAAACGCTCACATACGAAAACAACTGGAAGCATTGGGCTACAAGGTTGAGCGAACCAAGATTTACTGCGGCGACTACACATTTCCTACTAACCAGTCAGTATGTGTGGACACGAAAAAGGACATGAACGAGGTTGAAAGCAACTTAATCCATGACCACGAACGCTTTAAAGCCGAGTGCATTAGAGCGAAAGAAGCCGGGATTAAGTTGGTTATTCTCATTCAAGACCCAAAGTTAAAGCAGTTAGCCGATGTGTTCAGTTGGTTTAATGTTCGATCTAAGTGGTCGAAGAAAGCTGTGAGCGGTAAGCAGCTTGCCAAAATGATGTACACCATGAACAAGCGTTATGGTGTGGAGTGGGAGTTCACCACTCGCGAAAACTGTGGTAAGCGTATTGTTGAACTGTTAGGCGGTGAGTAATTGAAGTTTAGTTACAGTCGAGTTGAATGTTTTGCAAACTGTCCTTACCAATACAAACTGCGATACATTGACAAATTAAAGACCTTACCAGACCAACAGGCAGACAATGCGCTGTATCTCGGAACGGCTCTCCACCTTGGTTTGGAAACTGGAAGCGTGGAACGAGCCGTTGATGATTACAAATCCAATTATAATATTCTCACAGACGATAACATCAACGAGATTATCAAGTTGGAGTTTGTACTTCCAAAGGCGTTGGAACTGCTGCCAAACGGTCTGTGTGAAGTCGAGATTAACACAGACGATTTCATTGGGTATATAGACAGGCTTTGCCCTACCTATGTTGACGAGAATGGTGTCCAACATTGGGACTTGTACGACTATAAGTATTGCAATAACGAGGAAAGATATAAAACCTCCAAGCAGCTCCACATTTATAAGCATTACTACGAGTTGACAAACCCCGGAAATGTGATAGACCACCTCTATTACTTAATTATCAAGAAAGTCAATATCCGTCAAAAAATGAAAGCTAAACCACCCGAAACTTTGCAGGAGTTTCGTAATCGTTTGATGGAACATTTGGAAGCTACTCAAATTTTTTTGATGGAAGTCGAATACGAGGAAAATAGCGTATCACACTTTCAAGAATGTTGTCAATATCTCAGAACAGTCAAAAAGTTCCCTAAAAATCCAACTAAGCTGTGTAACTGGTGTCAGTACCAGCAATATTGTGAGTCAGATGGTCAAGTTGACTACATGATTATATAGGAGGTTTTATATGGCAACACTACCAAAGAATGAGCGACGAAAAACCGAAGCACCAACCAAGCGAACAATGTGGTTATATGGTGCGCCGTTTAGCGGTAAAACCACATTCGCGGATTCTGCGCCAGACCCACTGATGCTGAACACAGATGGTAACGCCGTGTATGTGACTGCGCCGTATATATCTATCAAAGATGAGATTACGGTTACTGGTCGAATTACTCAGCGTAAAATGGCGTGGACTGTGTTTAAGGAGTACATTGAGGAACTGGAAAAGGGTCAAAACGATTTTAAGACCATCGTTATTGATCTGGTGAACGACACATACGAAATGTGCCGCCTGTATATGTACGACAAACTTGGTATTACCCACGAAAGTGACGACAGTTACCGCGCTTGGGACAAGGTTCGCACGGAATATCTCTCCACAATGCGCCGCGTTACTAATCTTCCTTATGAGAACATTATTCTCCTGTCTCATGAAGATGCGACTAAGGATTTAACCAAGAAGACTGGTGAGAAGATTACTTCTATCAAGCCTAAGATGGCTGATAAGGTGGCTGACTCTATCGCCGGTATGGTGGGCTTTGTCGGTCGAGTCTATGTGGACGAAGGTAAGCATTTACTGTCCATTAGGTCTGATGAAGTTGTGTATGGCGGCGGTCGTCTTGGCATTAACAATGTTGTTATACCCCTCGCATGGGATGAGGTTATTAAATTATTTGATAAGAAAGACGGAGGTAAGAAGTAATGGGCGAAAACATCTTTGAGCAGTTTAACAATATGTTTGACATGGAGGGCTTAAAGAACGATGTAGACAACGCAGCCACTAACACTGGCGACTTTGTGGATGTCCCCAAGGGTGACTACGAAGTTAAGGTTGTTAAGATTGAGCTTGGCGCAACTGGTGAGAAGTCTAAGACTCCCGGTATGCCTATGGCAAAGGTCTGGTTTGAGGTTCTGGCTGGCGAGTACAAGGGTCAGAAGATTTTCATGAACCAGATGCTCACCAGTGGCTTTGGTATTCACAAGATGAATGAGTTCCTTATCAGTCTGGAATCTGGTGTGCCTGTTGTGTTTGAGAACTTTACTCAGTACAACGCCCTGTTCAAGCAGATTTTTGATGCTGTGGACGGTAAG